TCGACATGCGTGGCAAGGAGGTGTACGGACCGTCACACTTCCGCGACAAGACATTCTTAGTTGACCACGAGCAGTACTTCCTGTACAGGCACGACGGACAGTGGAAAGCTCCACACCCCTACTGCATGGTAAAGCCGGTAGACAATCTACAGGACCAGGTGTTGGTTGACCCAGAGAGGGAGCAGCCACTACTTGGTGTTCTTAAGTACGGAAATGAGTACCTGTACTCAAAGGGCCTCAACGACGGAGACTTGATAAGCTTTCAGCCAGAGAGCGAGTACCCGTTCACGGTTGACGGAGAGAAGTTATACCGGATGTTGAGCAAAAACATATGCGTAGCGTTATGACGGAGAAAGAATTCAAAGAGAAGATCATCGAGGCGGCAGAGAAAGCGATTCATGAGCTTATCTCTGTGGCCAAGGAGCCGATTCTGACCAACAACACGGACACGGACCTGTCTGCGGACAAGCTGAAAAACGCCGCTGCAACGAAGAAGCTCGCCATCATGGACGCCTTTGACATCCTCAAGAGGATCCAGGAGGAGAGAAACATGCTGGAGGCTCCAGAGGAGAAGGCGACACCGGCCGGCGTTGAGACTAAAAAGGGATTCGCTGAAAGGTTCTCCAAATGACAAAGCTGTACCAGATACTGAAGGAGGTCGTAAAGCCCGACATCCTTAGCAAGAAGAACATCGAGAAGTCGTGGAGATACGGCTACGACCCGCAGTATGACTTTGTTGTCATCTCAAAGGACGGCACCATTGGTCCGATCTACGAGATCAACGGACTGAGGATCGCGCTGCCACGACCGTCGAACGTCGAGGACAGAGACGCACGGTGGATGCCACAGGAGTATCCGAAAGAACTTGCGAAGATCAAGAGTATGTTCGACTGGAACAAGTACGACAACCAGTTCAAGACGAAGTGGATCGACTACATCGAGACCGAGTTTGACAGGCGCGAGAACGGTTACTGGTTCATCAACAAAAAGCAAAAGACCTACATTACGGGAACGCACTACATGTACCTGCAGTGGACAAAGATTGACGTTGGTCTTCCAGAGTTCCGTGAGTCCAACAGGATATTCTTTATCTTCTGGGAGGCATGCAAGGCCGACACTCGCTGCTTTGGGATGTGCTACCTGAAGAACCGTCGTTCTGGATTCTCGTTCATGAGTTCGGCAGAATTGGTAAATACGGCAACGATATCAAAGAATGCTAGACTTGGTATTCTGTCAAAGACCGGTAACGACGCCAAGATTATGTTCACCGACAAGGTGGTACCGATATCGAGCAACTACCCCTTCTTCTTTAAGCCGGTGCAGGACGGTATGGACAAGCCAAAGACAGAGCTTGGATACCGTGTTCCAGCGTCGAAGATCACGCGGAAGAACATGGACAAGAATGACGAGGACATCGAGGGTCTTGACACGTCTATCGACTGGAAGAACACAGCTGACAACAGTTATGACGGTGAAAAGTTGAAGCTACTCGTACATGACGAGAGCGGAAAATGGCTACCACCAAATAACATTGAGAACAACTGGCGCGTAACAAAAACGTGTCTTCGTCTTGGTTCTAGGATCATCGGAAAGTGTATGATGGGCTCTACGTCTAACGCACTTGACAAGGGCGGATCTGGATTCAAGGACCTGTACTACGACTCCGACCCAAAGAAGAGAAGCAATAACGGACAGACAAAGAGCGGGCTTTACTCGCTGTTCATTCCGATGGAGTGGAACTTTGAAGGATTTATCGACGAGCACGGATGGCCAGTACTTGAGAAGCCAGAAGAGCCAGTGAAAGGCATCGATGGCGGCTACATATACCAGAGCGTTGTGGAGTACTGGGACAACGAAGTAGCAGCGCTGAAGGGCGACGCGGACGCGTTGAACGAATTCTATCGTCAGTTCCCACGAACCGAGTCACACGCGTTTAGGGACGAGTCTAAGTCATCACTGTTCAACCTTACCAAGATATACCAACAGATCGACTACAACGACTCAATGGCCGGCATTCAGTCCATCACCCGTGGGTCGTTCCACTGGAAGGACGGCGTCAAGGACTCCGAGGTGGTGTGGACTCCAGACAGGACCGGGCGTTTCTTGGTGTCATGGATTCCAGACTCAAACAAGAGAAACAGGGTGCTACGCGTGAACGGAAAGTTCAAGCCGGGGAACGAGCACATGGGCTGCTTCGGCTGTGACCCATACGACATTTCTGGTGCCGTTGGTGGCGGTGGTTCTAACGGATCGCTTCACGGGCTCACAAAGTATCACATGGACGAGGGGCCGACCAACGAGTTCTTCCTGGAGTACATCGCAAGACCACAGACGGCGGAGATATTCTTCGAGGACGTGCTGATGGCGTGCGTGTTCTACGGAATGCCTATCCTTGTGGAGAATAACAAGCCAAGGCTTTTGTATCACTTCAAGAACAGGGGCTATCGTGCATTCGCGATGAACCGACCAGACAAGCATGTGTCAAAGCTGTCAAAGACAGAGATGGAGCTTGGTGGAATACCGAACACGTCAGAAGACGTGAAGCAGGCGCACGCGGCCGCAATCGAGAGCTACATCGAGAAGTATGTGGGCATTGATTTTGAGGGAACTTACCGTCCGTCAGACGAGATGGGTGTGATGCCATTCATCAGAACTCTTGAGGACTGGGCGCGATTTGACATTAACAATCGTACCAAGCATGACGCATCTATTAGCTCCGGTCTTGCCGTAATGGCAACTCAAAGACATTTATATGTTCCAGAGGTAAAGAAGTCAAAAATAAGCCTTAAATTTGCACAATACGACAATAAAGGCTCTCAGAGTGAGCTCATAAGATAATGACAGATCCGAAAATAGTAATCAATCCAACGACGTTCCCAAGTCAGTTGGCCACAGACGCACAAAAGGCGTCCCAAGAGTTTGGCCTACAGGTTGGACTTGCTGTCCAGTCAGAGTGGTTCCGTAAGGACGCTGGCTCGTGCAGGTTCTACAACCAGTGGATTGAGTTTCACCGTCTTCGATTGTATGCACGTGGTGAACAGTCTGTTGAGAAGTACAAGAAGGAGATGTCATTCGATGGCGACTTGTCGTACCTTAACCTTTCTTGGACGCCAGTTCCAATCATGCCGAAGTTCATTGACATCGTTGTTAATGGAATGGCCGACCGAAATTTCTCTGTAAAGGCAGTCGCTCAAGACGCGATGGCCGCTGAGAAGCGCAATCAGTTCCAAGACATGATTGAGGGCGACATGGTCGCTAAGGACTTCTTGCTCCAGACAAAGGAGCAGTTTGGCGTTGACGCGTTCAACACCAACGTGGAAGAGCTTCCGTCAAACGACGAGGAGTTGCAGCTTTACATGCAGCTGAAGTACAAGCCAAGCATTGAGATCGCTGAAGAAGAAGCAATTAACACCCTACTCGAACAAAATAACTATGCAGACACTAAAAAACGTGTCGACTACGACCTTACCACATTGGGTATCGGTGGTGTCAAACATTCATTTTATCCAGGAGCTGGAGTTAAGGTTGAGTATGTCGATCCCGCCAACGTGGTCTACAGCTACACCGAGTCACCTTACTTCGATGACGTATTCTACTGGGGTGAAGTAAAGCAGGTTCCGATCACCGAGTTAATCAAGATCAAGCCTGACATCACCAAGGAAGAGTTAGAAGAGATTTCACAGTTGGGCACCGCGTGGTGGGACTACTACGGCGTGATGCGTACATACAGGAACGACCTGTTCGACAAGGACGTGGTTACCCTGTTGTACTTCAACTACAAGACCGACAAGACATTTGTATACAAGAAGAAGTTTCTCGACAACGGTGGAGAGCGCGTAATCCGCAAGGACGAAGGCTTCAACCCGCCAGCAGACCAGACCGAAGAAAGGTTTGAGAAGGTAGAGAAGCGTATTGACGTTTGGTACGAGGGCATCATGGTCCTTGGCTCAAACAAGTTGATCAAGTGGGAGATGTCCAAGAACATGGCCAGACCAAAGTCTGCGTCACAGTTCGCGTACTCAAACTACGTGATGGTTGCCCCTCGCATGTACAAGGGAGCCATCGAGTCATTGGGCCGACGCATGACAGCGTTCGCCGACTTGATCCAGATGACACACCTCAAGTTACAGCAGGTGTTGTCTAAGATGGTACCAGATGGTGTATTCATCGACGCAGACGGACTCAACGAGGTTGACTTGGGCAATGGTGCCGCATACAACCCAGAGGACGCTCTTCGCATGTACTTCCAGACTGGTAGTGTAATTGGAAGAAGCTACACCCAGGACGGTGAGTTCAACAACGCACGCGTTCCGATTCAAGAATTAAACTCTAGCGCCGCACAAGGAAAAATATCTAGTCTGATCGCAGCATACAACCAGTACATGAGCATGCTGCGTGACGTTACAGGCCTCAACGAGGCACGCGACGGCTCTATGCCTAGCTCGGATGCTTTGGTGGGCGTACAGAAGCTCGCTGCAGCTAACTCGAATACTGCCACAAGACACATTCTCGACGGTGGTATTTTCATCACACGCAGACTGTCTGAGGCATTGTCTTGCCGTATCTCTGACATCTTGGAGTACGCTGACTTCAGAGACGAGTTTGCAAACCAGATCGGTAAGTACAACATCCAGATTTTGGACAGCATCAAGGAGCTTTACCTGCACAACTTTGGTATCTTCATCGAGGTTTCTCCAGACGAAGAAGAGAAGCAACAGCTTGAGGCCAACATTCAGATGGCATTGAGCAGAGACCAGATCGCACTGGAAGATGCAATCGACATCCGCGAGATCAAGAACTTGAAGCTTGCCAATCAGTTGTTGAAGGTTAAGCGCAAGGACAAGGAAAAGAGAGACATGGACAAGCAGCAGATGATGTCTAAGTTCCAGTCTGACTCCAACATCGCAGCCACACAGGCAGCGGCCGAGGCCAAGATGCAACAGATCCAGGCGGACACTCAGTCTAAGATTCAAATCAAAGAGGCCGAGTCAATGTTTGCAATTCAAACAATGGAGCAAGAAGCTCGCATTAAACTTCAATTAATGCAGCAAGAGTTCCAGATGAACATGCAACTTAAGGGTCTTGAGTCACAGGTTCTTACAGAGAAAGACAAGATGAAAGAGGAGGCTAAAGATAAGAGGGTTTCTATCCAGAACACTCAACAGTCTAAGTTGATTGATCAAAGAAAGAACAATCTTCCTCCAATAGACTTCGAGTCTAATGAGGACACCCTTGACGGGTTTGACCTTGCTGGATTTGAGCCAAAATAGTGTGTCACTATTTTGTGTAAATTTGTGACGAAATAATCTAATTAAATATGCAAACTGAATTTAAAGTGAAGGACGTTGCCTTCGAGGAGCAGAAATCTGTTCAAGAAGTGGAAGAGCAACTCCTAAAGGAACACGAAGAGAAGCACGGCATCTCTTCCGAAGAAAAACCAGTAGAGACCACAGTAGTGGGGTCTGATGGCACAATAGAAAAAGTCGAAGAGACTGAGGCACCAGTTGCCAAGGAACTCGGAGACGAAGACGTTCTTACATACTTAAAGAGTCGGTACAACAAGGAAATCAACTCTGTTGATGACTTGTTTCAGGCGAGAAAAGATGCGGAGGAACTTCCAGAAGACGTGTCGGCCTTTTTGAAATACAAGAAGGAGACCGGGCGAGGCATCGAAGACTTTATTCAATTGAATAAGGACTACGATTCAGTTCCTGCAAATCAACTGTTAGCTGACTACATCAAGCAAGAGAACCCAGAGTTCGATGAAGAAGACGTAAAGTTTGAAATCGAAAGCAGGTACGAGTTTGATGAAGACCTTGATGACCCAAAGGAAATCAAGAGAAAGAAGCTAGCAATGAAAAAAGATCTTGCTAAGGCCAAGGACCACTTCAATCAATTGAAGGAACAATACAAGATACCTCTTGAGTCAAGGGGTGGCTTAGTTTCTGATGACGAGAAGGGTGAGTACGAGGCTTTTAAAAGATATGCCAAAGAGTCCGAGGAAGTGCAGAAGTCTCAGTTAGAGCGCTCAGAGTTCTTTGCCAAGAAGACGGACGAGCTTTTCAGCGACCAGTTCAAAGGTTTTGAATTTAAGGTCGACGACAAAGCGATTTCGTTTAAGCCTGGCAGTCCAGAACAAATGAAGAAGGCTCAATCTGACATCAGCAAGTTCATTGGTTCGTTCTTAGACGAGAATGGATACGTGAAGGACGCTGCTGCATATCACAGAGCTATCGCTGTAGCTATGAACCCCGACGGTTTTGCCAAGCACTTTTATGAGCAAGGCATGGCCGCTGCGGTAGACAGTGTTGCTAAGGAGTCAAAGAACATCCAGATGGACGTTCGGTCAACACCTCAGTTAACGCCATCTACTGGGTTTAAAGTTGTAGCGCTAGACAATGACCACGGAAGCGGGCTAAAGATAAAAATGCGTAACAAATAACAAACAAAAAACTAAAAAAACAAAACTATGGCTGGATCAGTTCAAGCGAGTCCCGGGTTTGCAATAACCCCCTCGTCCGTAAAGGCAACTTTGCCTTCAAACTACATTACCAACTTCGATTTCTTGAATCAGTATCTTCCTGATACCTACGAGAAAGAATTCGAGCGTTATGGTAATCGCTCTATCGCATCTTTCTTGCGCCAGGTTGGTGCTGAGATGCCTTCTAACTCTGACTTGATCAAGTGGGCAGAGCAAGGTCGTTTGCATACCAAGTATGTAAGCTGTACTTCTGCTGCTGCTGCCGGTTCTGACACCGCTACTTGGACTGTTGCTGATGCAGGTATTACTGCATGTAACTTCCGCGTAGGTCAGACTGTGTTCTTGTCTCGTAACGCTGGTGGTACTCAAAGCGACAAAGCTATCATCACCGCCGTTTCTGGTTTGACTTTCACCGTTGCTTACTATGCTGGTGGTGGACAAACTATCCCTGTAACAACTGCATCTACTGCTTTTGTTTATGGTTCTGAATTCAAAAAAGGATCAAACGGTATGTCTGGTTCTTTGGAAGCTCAAGATGACATCTTCGACAACAGCCCTATCATCATCAAGGACAACTACGAAGTATCTGGTTCTGACATGGCTCAGATCGGATGGGTAGAAGTTACTACTGAAAATGGTGCAACTGGCTACTTGTGGTACATCAAGTCTGAGCACGAAACTCGTTTGCGTTTCGAGGACTACTTGGAAATGTCTATGGTAGAAGGTGTTCCTGCTGAAACTGCATCTGGTGCTATCGCAGTAACTGGTGACGTTGGAAACAAGGGTACAGACGGTTTGTTCTACACCATTGAGCAACGCGGTAACGTGTGGGCTGGTGGTAACCCAAGCACATTGGCTGACTTCGACGCGATCATTCAGCGTTTGGACAAGCAGGGTGCTATCCAAGAGAACATGTTGTTCGTTAACCGTAACTTCGGTTTCGATATCGACGATATGTTGGCTTCTCAAAACAGCTACGGTGCTAACGGTACTAGCTACGGTGTGTTCAACAACGACGAAACTATGGCCTTGAACTTGGGCTTCAAAGGTTTCAAGCGTGGTTATGACTTCTACAAGACCGACTGGAAATACTTGAACGACGCAACTTTGCGTGGTGGTATCGTTGGTGGTGAAGTTAATGGTGTGTTGGTTCCTGCTGGTTCTACTAACGTGTACGACATGGTGATGGGTAAGAACGCTAAGCGTCCTTTCTTGCACGTTCGTTACCGCGCTAGCGAAACTGAGAACCGTCGCTACAAGACTTGGATTACTGGTTCTGCCGGTGGTGCTTCTACTAGCGATTTGGATGCAATGAGAGTTAACTTCTTGTCTGAGCGTGCATTGTGCACATTAGGGGCGAACAATTTTTTCCTCTTTAAGACGGCTTAATCGTAACAACCGATTATACAAGAGGGTGGGTACAATTGTACTCACCCTT